AGCTGTGAGTACTTCTGCACGATCTACCCTGGATGCATCCAGCATTGCAATGAGGTCATCATATTCGTTGACCTCATCAAGCAGGATCTTCTTATAGTTTACGAATCGCTCACGAACTACAGTCTTGCTTTGATCCTGCAATTGTGTGAGTCCGTACATTTCATTAAACATCGCAATGTCTAATTCAAACTTTGTCATTGGCGCTACTGGTTGTTTCATGGCTGTGTTCCTGTGATTTGTAATCTTGCATAATGGTTCCGGTAGTAACAAGGTCTGCAAATCCCTTGATACTTGCAGGTGCATCTGGCCACAGATTTGCACCACGCTGGACTAGTTGTTTGAAAGCTTCGATGCTTTCAGTTCCTGCGATACAAATGGTCACAGTGTCACGAACTGTTGACCTCCAATATTCAATCATACCTTACCCTCCATTTCTTTCATCAGTTTAAAATCCACATACAGAGCCTTAGTGTTCATCGGCTTTTGTAGTGGTAAGAATCCAGCATTAGGATTTGCACCTTTTGCTGGCGGTTGAATCTTTCCAGACTGGAGTAGACTAGAAAGAATATCTGTAAGCTGCTCTCTCTTGTCAAGATCACGACTTACTATTTTCCACAGTGCCTCAAAACTCAATGGCTTCTTAGCTTCGTAAAGTGCAGACATTACGTTCTGAGTTGCCTCACTGTTCCTGCTCTTACCAAATTCTCCTAGAGCTTTCGGCATTACAGATTCAGCATGAGTCAGGATTGTATTTGCTAGCAACACATCTTCTAATGCAATCTCGGTAGATAGGCGCATGGCCGCAACTACCAGTATCAGTTTCAACAAATGCGTAAACCTGCGGGTGCTGTAATGCTTGAAGCGGAAATCTTCTAGCTCAGTCCAGCTACTATAAATAATAGTCAGCGCATGCTTAGCTTCTGGTGATAGTGTTGCCTCTCCTACGACCCTAGCATGTATCTCTTTAATAAAGTCTTGGAGCTTATCTCTGAGTCCATCGGAAGGTTTTGTAGGAAATGCAATCTTTCTACCACTTGGTTCTCCATGTATGAGTAGCAGTCTTGACATGAATCCTTGTCCGATGGCAGCAACTGGAAATGCTTCTTGGAATCCAGTATGGGTATTACCCCCCAAGATGGAGATTGTAGGCTGATAGATAGAGAGACTTTTACTGTTCTTGAGCCTATGTCTGTAAGTGCCAAGCTCATCGTCCCAATCCCACAAGCTGCCGAGGAGTGAGAGAAAATCAAGATTTCCGCTTCCTGCGAACTCGTTAAACTCATCAGCGCAGACAAAGACTTCTCTAGGAACTCCGTCATGACTGACTTCGTTAGTTCCGAGGTCAAGATTTGCGAGCACATCCTGAGGTGTAAGAGTTTTAGCCCCAGAGCCTGATGCTCTGCCGCTGCCATAGGTTCTAGTTCCATAAGAGTCTCCGAATGATTCTGGTAGACCTTCTAAGTCTAACAGGAATTTTTCCTTGGTTGTTTTCTCAGCAGAGAATTTACTGTACCCACTATGGGCCAGTATCTTTTTACTTGTTTTGATCGCACTGCTTTTTCTGGTGCCGGGGTTTCCTATAAGCATCACGTAGCTAGTAGGAAAGATTCTGTTGGTCCCGTGAGGAACCCAGAACTGCCGACCAAGTAGCGCGCCAATAGAAGCTATCAGACTCCACCGATGAAAAATCAGTGGTGATTCTGTATCCTGCACATAGGAGAAGTAAAGATCAAACAGGTTATTATCATCTCTTGTGGTTGTCATAGACAGTAGTTACTTTAGTTCTGACCAACGTGTCTTTCCCTTAGAGATGTCAGAAGGGATAAACATTGTTCTAGTTTTTCCGTCAGCGCCTTTGATTTGTACTCGGGTATCCATGATACCTGCTACTATATCTGGAGCATCTGGACGGTCTGTTCTGTATTGGAAGAAGATACTATCATGGATTTGTGCCTTGATGCGTATGATGTTTCGTAACTGACAAACTATCTCTGTACCATTTTTGATGTAACTGTTGTAAACGCTTGCGCGCCATACATTATAAAATTCTTTATTGATAATTGCAACTGAAAGATTCTGCGGTGGGTGAGCAACCGCTGCGTTAAGCATTGGCTTATTCTGGCGACTCGGACGACCAAAGAAGATTCTAGTCCATCCTAGCGGAGAAACAATACGGCCAGTTAGATTAACTTCCTTAATGATAGACTCATACCAAAGACCTTTTACTTTTGGATAGGCTTTCTCATAGACGTCTAACAGATGCTGGCAGACTTGGCGGAGTGAACCCTTAAGAGATAGTGCAATCTTGGCAGTCGCTACTGCTTTCGGTCCCATGGTATCTAGCATCACGCCAGCCCCCATGTTGTAGTTAGCACCGTGATTAGTACGCTTTGCCAGATCACGCAGAGTTTTATTTAACTGCTTGCCAGTAGCTTCATCATAGATCAGTTCGTAAGCAACACCAAAGAAAGCAGAAGCATTCCAAGAGTGGTAATCGTGGGAGGATTCTACAAGATCTATAAGGGCTTCTTCCCCCGACAGATAAGCAACGCAACGTGCTTCGGACTGTGCTTTATCAATTTCACATAGCAACCATCCGGGATCGCTAATAATTAACATTATCTCCTCTTGGGATATTTTGGATCTGTAGTCCACACCAGAAAGAGCTTTCACTACTTGCTAGTCTACCGGTATCAGTGCCAGCTGGGTTGAGTTTATAGTAGAGTCTTCCATTCCAGAATTTCCCTTCGACAAAATAGGTACTGAGAAGTTTCTTGTCGCCCTTTATAGCAACCAGCTCAGAAAGAATCTTATTGTTAAGTGGGTGCGCAGCTTGTGCTTTCAGCATATCTGCTTTGCCGGTACTGGCAAGACCGCCGACGCCCAAGACTGTAAACAGCTTCTTAACCTGCTGCCAACTGTTAAGGTTGAAACCGGGAGCAGCAATCATCTTTTGAAACTGAGCTTCGCTCACCAGTACTGATTGCTCCTTCTCAGCTTTCACTACTGCCATGCGAGCAGTGTCAATCTTCAAACCTTCTAGTTCTGCATGAAGGCAAGGGAATACGAGAGGGAATTCTTCAAGATAGTTTCTGATGGCATAAGGCTCACTAAGTAGAAGGAGAGCCAGATAGCTATTAAGAGTAGCCCAGCAGTCCCGAGCATTATAACGATAGTAGTCTTGAAGACTGCCAGACTTTCCATCATCTTTCCAGTATCTTGTTTCTCGCAGCGCATAAACTGTAATAAAATCCAGACGCTTCGGAAACTCAGAATACATAGAATGAAACAAGTGCTGAGTATCATGCAGCCAGTTGTAAACAGGGCAGCCAAAACGCATGAAGTAAACATTATCGTATAGTCCATTTTGCAGCACCTTACCTTGTGGTAGTCTGTTAAATTTACGTACCCATTCCAGATTGAACATGCTGTCAAATGGAATCACTAAACATTCAGTGGTGTGAGTCTCTGGGAAATAAGCACAGTAACCTACGCAATTGATTCTGCGCAGTGGATCATCAATGGCAGTCTCGATGTCAATGCTAATGAGAGCAGCATTGGTTTCCCAGCGCGCAAAGAATTCTGGTAGATTCTCAGGTGTTGCCAGTGTCCAAGTGAACTTGGTTTGCTGGTAGAATTTGCTGGGAGTTGTTAGCTTGGAAACGAAGCGAGTAGCTGCTGCTTGTGCCCACGGTACAGTTATCAGATTCTGTAGTGGGTTGATGATAACTACTGGGATGTGGGTCTTAGGCAGACGTAGGAAAGACCCTTGATAGTCATCAAGAGTTACACCGCGCTTATTGTTTGGTGGTATGAAGTCACTCTGTGCGTACAGAAGTTTCTTGAGGAACTCCTCATTAGAACAAACAATGCCCTGCACTCCTGCTTTCTCACAAGCTCCTTCAAGCTCCGTGATAGTGAGCGGCGCAGTTAGTTTGTTCTTCCATGCTACCTGCTGGCCAGCAGCTAGTGTAGTAAGACGATGCTGGTGGTCAGCATCTTCGTGAGTACCAAGGTGTAGTAGTATTGTAGACATTTTCTTTTGGATTTTAATAGACTTCTGCCGGGCCAAAACACAAAAGAAATAGTGAGGTAGTTTTTAGTGTGGCACAACCTCATTCCACCTTACCGATTACGCGATATTGATATTATCAACAGCGGCGTACACCTTGGTAGGATCTTGCTTGTCCTTGCGGTTCTTGACATTGCAGGCAACTTGGATATTCTTGATTTCAGCAATCAAGGAGCCAATGTTGGTGATGCCGAAGTGTGCACCAAAAGGAGCAATGAACTTCTTCATGTTGCCAACGCCATACTCGTTGTCCAAGAAGAACGCAGTAGAGAACTTTGTCCCATTGGCAACTGGCTTGTCATCAGAATCTGCAAGCTCCGCAGTTTCCACAACTTCAAACGCAGCTTCCACTGCATCCTTACCATTGATCTTCTTCACGCCAACAGTTACATTCAGAATGTAGCTGCCGGGAGGAGGAGTTTCAAAACTGGGGAGATCAGCAAGATCATCCAAGTCTGCTGCGAACAATGCGTTTTCGTCTAGCGGTGTGAAGTTATCGTTGCTCATGATATTATCCTATTAAGTTGAGGATTGAAAAAAGATACTAAGGTGTTTTTGTAAGGGGGAAAGATCAGAGTGGTGCAGCGTAATCCACTGTGGCGCCGAGCAATTCTTTGTTGTTGACACGCTCTTCTTGCAGGATATCCATGCAGCCAGCGTAGCCAGCAATATCAAGAATGGAATCCTTGTGCATTGGAGTCTTAGCAAGACGGGACATTTTCAGTCCAATCATCAGCAGTGCTACATCGTCAGCAGTGATTGTCGCATGAGGTTGCAACTTATGTGCCAGCAAACCTTGCCAGATCATTGCAGTCTGTGAGAAGTTCTGGAGTTTGTCTCCGTAATCTTCTTGTCGTGCGCCATTGATAGTATCATGTGCGCGTTGCAACATAGACAGTGGTATTGTTGGGTTGCCAATAGTTTTCTTGTTTGTCATTACAGTATCTCCCAATCGTCTGCTAGCATATCAGTTTGCGATGCAACCCAAGGAACAAAAGCTCCTTGAGCTGTACACATAGCGATGAATGGAAGTTTCTCGGTAGAGTCTAGTATACTGGGAGATTCCCAAGTTTGCACCAAGAACAAGTACATGTTCTTACCATTCCACCCAGATCGTGCAACGGACTTTACATTTTTAAGTGCTTCCAATGCTTGTTCAAAAGTTCTATCTTTCATTTAAATAACTCCAAGAGTGAGGGTGCATCTAATTTTTCCAGGTCTTTACCAGTTCTGGAGCCTGCCACAATGCTACCTGAGTATGTCGTACTTGACGCAGCTTTGTGTTTCTTATTGACAATGTCACAATAAACTACATCGTCAAAATATTTTGCGAAAGTCTTGGAGAATTGACTTGTGCCAGCAATAGGAACAAGCTTCTTCTTGCCATCTTCCATCTCCACTAGGTTCTCATGAGTAATGATTACTACATGGAATGGAGCTTGCTGCAGGATAGAGAAAATACGATCCAAGATTCTGCCCTGTTTAGCATAGTCATCCCAGTCCGGCTTCTTGTCGTAGTTATCTTTGAGGATCAGCTCTCGCTGAATGTAGTTCATTGCAGATGCCGAGAGCTGTGAGCCTGAGTCAACTACCAGAACATCATCCGGGCCAAAGCTCCCTACATCAATCTCAGTAGCACCAGCAGCACCAAGAGCTTTGCACTTCACACAGTTACCAACCCCATGAGCATGACAAATACTGTGCTTGCCGCCCTTGATTACACGCAACATGGTTTCAATAGCTATTGGAAATGTCTGAGTGTCTGGAAGTTTGAATAGCTCAATGTTATTGAGCCACTCTTTTTTCATGCGAGGACTGGAGAGAAGGGTCTTGATACCATCTTCCAAGTCAAACCACCAGAGTTTCTTGATGCTAGCAAGTTGACCGACAAGATCAGTCTTGCCTGTTTTTGGTGGACCGTAGACTAGAATCTTTCTTGCTGCGGCGGGTTGATAATCTGTGAGTTTCATTGTGGGTGCCTTGGTACTGATATAATGCTGGTTGATCCGTCGTATTCATGAATGGAGTAGACATTACCTGTAGAGTATGAATGGTCAGGGGCCGTAGTCCAAACTAAAATAGTATGGCAATCTTGAGAACCGTAGCCAGTGGAGTATTCGTAGTCTAATGCTCTCAACACATTAGGTATCTCAATACCACTAACAAGTTTACCTGCGTAAGCATCGCCCGGGACAAACTTAGAATCGTCACCAGACCAGCTAACCTGTACACCAAGTATCTTGATTGCTTCTATTACTTCGTCACCAACTGCTTCTAAAATATCTTGTTTAAAATTAGCCATAAAAACTCCAAGGTAAGTGTTAAATTATACACATTTCAGCGCGGCTGTCAAGAGCGATTTTGCTGCGCAGTAACCAATTGGTCCAGTGTGAAGGTGAAGTCAACAGATTCTAAACCTTCAATGTGAGCTAGTTTCACAACTTCCACATTAGGAAACAAGCTAGTGTTCCGCATCTGGCAACTTCCGAACCACTCGCAGGTTCTACCGTATTTATTAACACAATGCTCACCACGCTTAGGAAAGAATCCTAGATCTTTGTACTGACTAATCAGTGCATGATCCAGTAGTAAGTCTTGCAGCCACTCAGCTCGTTGAGTTTTACTCTTGGTGAATGGAAGCAGTTGGAACTCACGAGTCTTGCTGCTGTAGACAATATACATTACTTCATAATCTGGACTGTCAAAACCAAGAGAATGAGCAATAGCATCAACCACCACAGAATAGCCGAGAGCTTGATAACTATTAGCATAGGTTGCTTCAGCAACTGTTTCCACGCCAGTAGTCTTTCCTTCCCAGACAGCAAGCCTGCCAGTGCTGCGATGACGAAGCACAGTATCAATGTGACCGAAATGATAAAATCCATTTTGAGTGTCAACAGCGAACGCTAGTTCTACTGCTGCCTTTCCATTAGGTAATGTAAGAACTTCCCAATCTGCCAGCTCATTCTGAAAGAACCATGCAAACTTCTCTACTGCCCACAGAGCATAAGCAAGACTCTTACCAGCAGGAGTTCCACGCTTATCTATTTTCTCTGCATCATAAGGTGCTTTCCAAGCAAGCCACGCTGCTAACTGTGCTGCTTGTAAGCTGCCCGTTGCTGCGAAGGTTTGAATACCAGAGCCAACTGCGTGACCAAAAGCAAAATCAAGATTGGCAGCTTGAGCTTCTTCAAAGATAGGAGATTTTGGTACATTGTTTTTAAACAGTTCTAGTTCGTATAGACGAGGGCAAGAGTGCAGCAGATTCAGCTTGCTGTAACTGGTAACATTACCATGCGCCATAAGACGGCGATAACCTTTGTCACTGGTACTAGCAGAGATCAGTTTCGCTTGGTCAATCTGGCCAGCAGTTGCTCCTTCTTGGATAGAACTGGTGTCGGTGAACTCACTACTGGAGCCGTGAAAGATTTCATCCAATCTGTTGAAGATTGCTGAGGTGTCGGAGGATGCCATAGTGCGTGTGCCAGTTCTAAGGTTTGTTTGTAAATGTGGAAGTAGTCTGGTACTTTTGCCTCAGATCTACAATTTTCACAATCGTACGAAAGTCCACCAGCGTTGCTTCTAGATTTACAATAGAAGCACTCAGAGATTGCAGCTTCTGCATATCGTCTGTGCCAATGTTCTTTTGGGAATTGGTCAACAGTCCTGAGCAGAGTCCAGCATACTGTGAGTGCAATGCAAGGATCGCAGTATGTAGAAGCTTTATATGGTTGGAAATTCCATGGGAGTCGGAGACTTCTGATCCTGACTGCGTGTGCGTAAGTTGTTGCCATGTGGGAGGTTCTTTAGTAGGAGGATAACTTACCTTGGCATCGCAGTAAGGACAGCCGTAACTACTGGGCACTGTACTAACAAATCTACACCTGTTGCAACGGTAAGTGGCTGCATGTGCCATTACAAATCTCCCAGACTTAGACCAGTAGCCTTCTTGGTACTTGTAGCCTTCTTGCCTGTACCTGTAGTAGCAGCGACCAGTGTGGTATTGGTAATGATCTGCTGGCCAGTCATGATCTTTGCAATCTCACTGTCTGGTAGCAGATGCACAAGTTCTTCATGAGAGATCATGAGTTTGTGAATCTCACGCAGGTGATCCTTCATCTTGGGATCTTGAGCAATCAGACACTCTTCCAGATAACCCAGACGCTGCATAATAGCATCATGCTGAGGACTGCGAGTAGTTTGAACTGCACCGTCAGCAGTTGTTTCAGAGCTTGTTGACATGACTTTGTTTTCCTGCAAACCGAAGAATAAGATTCTCACCGATAGCGCGAGCAGCATCTGCTGTGTGGGCTACTACTGGCATCCAGAGTGGGGAGTAAGGATCGCCGCCAGTTGCTACGTAAGTTTCAGCATCAACAACAAATACACCAAATGGTTGCAGTTGAATGAAGTGAGTAACTCTTGGAGCTTTGGGCCGCACTCGCTTCTGCTGGTCCTGTGGAGTGACACTGCTGAGAGCAGTTTCTACAATGCTCTGTGAATTCATATTACGCTCCTGTTGGTAGTGCAAACCCGCTGAGACCCCGCAGTCTACGCAGTTCATTGAGATAGGTTGCACATGTAACATCTACTTTGTTCCCATCAAATTGAATCTTCATACCAAGAGCGTCATTCATAACTGCTACGAAATCTTCAGCTTGATGTGCCATTGTCCAACCTACTAGCATCCAGAGACTGGGCCAGTGATCGGAGATTTCACGGCGCAATGCATTGTAGGATTCAGGAAAGAGGTAGATCTTGTCAGTGATGTGCGCATTAGGATTGTCACCAATCTTGTGTGCAGAACTGCCAGAATCTTCCGGGCCCAAAACAGTTTGTGGTTTGTAATCTGCTAGCTGCCTAGCTTCTTCTTCCTTGATAGCTTTTGCTAGGGAAGGAATCTGTACTTGTACGGATCGTCGATCAGGATGTGCCATGATAGTTTCCTATTGAACCTGTTGAACCTATTGAACCTATTGAACCTGTTGGTTATTGCGTCTGTGCTATGAGTACGCACATGTTAAGAACTTTGGTGAGAGTATCTTCTTCAGATATTATCTGTTGGCTTGACTGAAGAGCCTTTGAGGGCAGGGCCGAGCAGCCGCTGCATAGAAGTATAGAGATCAGTAGACTTGGGATCAGTTTCATTTCTAGTTACTCCTTCATGTAGATAGTGATTCTCTTGCAGTTGCTGCATCCCTTTGAGTGCATAGCGATCAGTAGAAGTATAGGCGCCCGCATTTTGAATTACTCCTTCACGTAGATAATAATTGGCAGCTAGGTAATCTATTACTGTTTGAACTACTGTTACAGCATCAATCTCGTAGCGAGTAGCTGCGAATGTCTTGAATGCCTCCTGTACGTCACTCTCACTCTGTTCAATATGAGCAGCAATTGACCTGATGTGATTGATGCGAGGAACAGCTGTCTTTTTGCATCGGCTGCACCCCTTTGAGTTTAAAGCATCCGTGAGCCTTTCTGCTACTTCTTGTTTGCTCATAGGGGACGGTAGTCTGTAAGATACCTTCTCCATAGCCCCACACTCAGAGCAAGTGCATCGTGACCAGTAAAGATTTGGTACGCCAGTATCTGGGTAGACGTAGCCGCTTAGTATCATCATTGTAAATATCCTTCGTAATATATGTATCCAGTTAACGCCAGACTGTAAGTAACGGCCCAGAGTATAGCACTGGCTTTGGTACGGATGCTCTTGGAACTCTTGGTGCTGGCTTGCACTCTGCAAGTAGTAGCTTGTAAGTCTGCCGCTGTAGTTGTTTGCATGTTATGCACTCCTTAGAATATCTATCAGTTGTATGACGGGTTGGATTGAAATGCTGCTCCCTAGATAAGAAGTTCTCACACAGTGAGCAATACTTGTAGTATCTAGGAACTGGACCACTCATGGTAAATATCTCCAAGCAAGGTATACAGAAGTAACAGCAAGTTGCATCAGGAACACCAACGCACAAGCGTTATAAACAAATCTCTTTTCTGCCTTAGCATCAACATAGTGCCAGCAGTACAGGAGTATGAACTCAAGAACAAGAGCTGCAATCATAGTCTGGTTCCATCCCATGAGAGTTTAAAATAAACAAGAGCATAACCAGTAGGAACAACTCCATCAGTTACAACTCTTATCTCCAAGTTACCTGCAAATCGCATACCAAGTCTACGACGAGCAGCAGTTTCTCTACTCTTTTCTTTCAACACAGCTTGCCGTAGGGTGTTAACTGCTGTGCCGTGGCATTTGATAGGAACTTCTGTTCCAACATCTGCCTTCTTAATAGCTTCCCAGATTGGCTGGTACTTCCGAGTCATTGAGTATCTCCAGTCTCAGGATCAGTTTCTTCAATAATGGTAAACACTAGACTGCTTCTCTTTCTTGGACGGAGAAACAACTTTGCGATATTTTTTTCTTCATCATACTCTAGAGAGACACTGCATTCTTCTAGTGTAGGATCAAGAAAACCAAGTCTATCCATTTGTTCTTTGTAATCTTTAAACTTCCGCAGCACTGCTACCCGTAATACATTTGCATCCCTGCTAGATGTTGCAAGGGTAATCTTCCTCTTATCTAGGAGAATATCAAATACTTCGGTGGAGTTCATACTAAAAGAAAAAGGCTACTACCAGTTTATTAGTAGTAGCCTCGGGTGTAGGTGTTGTGAGTAATTAGTTGCTTAGCGTCTTAAGCTCACGTTCACGGATCGGATGCTTTGCAATCAGTGCCAAGTTGTTGTACTGTATGTGAAACTTGGTTGGGTTTGGTGATAGGCGCTTACCTTTGGGGTGAATAAGTCCCAGTTTCTTGAGCTGAGTATTACTCAGAGACTGAAGCTCTTTGCTTTGAGCTGCGTACAGTGCATGGCGATCCTTGATTCTGCGAGCACCTTCTTTGCTGATGTAGCTACTACTAAAATAAGCATCATGAAACAGCTCGTTGTTGCTACCTTTGCGGACCTTACGCACCATTCGGTTTTCAATCTGCTGGATATCAGGTAGGTGGGAAGTAAACGCGAGGGCGTTAGCAACAGCAATCAACTGTGTAAGTTTAGAAGTTCCAAGCATGATTACTTACCTCCCAACAGTAGCTTCACGGATTCAGCAGTATTAGCAGGGAGTTCTGCAAGAATCTTCTGAGCGAAAGTCTTACGCAGATTCTGAGTGTAGGACTCTTGAACCAGTGCAACGATAGCATCATTACGTTTGATGGTTTCAAAGTAATTGCTGGTGTCGATGCGACAGATAACCCACGAGTAGGAGATATCCTCCTCAGGCTGAATCTTCACGCAGTCATCAATGCCAGTGACCACTGCTACTGACATACGCACACCGGGAGCTAACAGCATGTGGCTGTTAGGATCTACGTTATCGTAGCGCCCACCTGCTTTGATCTTAGTA